TCAAAAGCGGATCGCCCATGAAGCTGTGGGCGTCCCGCAAGCGCGCAGAGAGGTCACTCATCGCTCTTGATCCCGTGCTTGATGACAGCCGCCATGCGGCGTGTGGACGGCGCCTCAGGCTCCGCGCCTGAGAGTGCCAGCGCAAACGCCCGGTAGTTGATGCCGTCGATATGACTGTCGAAATGGTCGAGCGAGACGGCCCGGCGCGCGTCCTTGATGCTCTCCATGATGATTGCGACATCATATGCTGTGATGTGCTTGTTGAGCTTCAGTGTCGCCAACTGCGCGGCGCGGTTAAAATTCTCCTCGATGCCCGCGCCGTACTCGACGCCGCGTTCGTTCACGAGCGCCAATGCGCTCGCCAAAATCTGCTTCACTTCCATCATTGCGCTCCTATCAGTTGTGCGTAGACTTCCAACTCGCTATCGCCCCAAAACATCTGACCTGTCAGGGTGATAGCCGCCCATCTGCCGTTAGCTTCCCCATAGATGCCTACGACATGATCGTTATGGCTGAGGGTCTTTGTTCCATCCTCGTTTTCGATCAGTGACCACATTTCATAGCCCCTCCATTCAGGCAACTATTTCATAGGTCCAGCTTGATGTAAAGCAATGATTTCATCCTGCGCCGCTTTGCAGCCATGCGCCACGATCACCGTGTAGCCGCAAAACTTCAGATATCCGCGCCAATCTTTTTGCTTTTCGCTCAAGGCGCCGCCATCGGCACGCTTCATCTCGATCCAGACGCGCCACGCCGGGATGAACAGGTCTGGTACGCCAGCAGAGACGCCTTCAGCCTTCAGGCGTGATGCTGTCTGGATGTTGCGGACACCACCGTTCGGGATGGCGAATATTCGGATGCACGGATATGTCTTGCGGAACCAAGACACGAACTGGCGTTGTTCGATATGTTCGCTCAAAACGGTATCTCCTGTTCCCATTGCTCGCAGCGATCTACGGTAGCAGCGAACTCAGGCGGCGGCACCATATCAAACTCGGAACACCTGCCGTCATGCTTGTAATGCTCGCAGGTGTGACAGCAGCGAGGCGCACCGGCCTTGTACCATTCACGCCATTTCTTCAGAAACTCTGGTTCAGGCGGCTTGTTCGATTGCATCCCACTTCCTCCTGATGACGCGATAGAACTTTCCGTCCATGCGATACTCGATCATGGCGGGCGGTTTCGTCTGGTTCATATTGTTAGCGATCTCATCAAGGCTATTCGCAGCCAATCCGCCGTCCCATATTCCGGCGCTCTGCGCCATGCTGTACAGCAGCTTGGTTGCTTTCTGTCCCGCATAGCCTTCATATCCAATCGTCAGATATTCGGTCACAGTCGGATCGGAAAGCGATCCGTAATAGGTCACCGCCAGCATATCCTTCCCACTGGTGCGGCTTGTGTGCTTGCGCCAGCGCCACGATGTGACAGCCATATCAGAGCCATCAATCCCCATGATGTCAACATCAGCCAGCTTCCATTGCTTCGGCTCTGGCAGCGGGAATGGATTGCCGCAATGAGGGCAGACCTTAGCGGTCGGATGGCAAAGCTCGCCGCAACTGTCGCACACCTTTACAGGCGCTTCACCATCGCCATCGCCCTTGCGCTTCGGCGGGCGCACAGCCGTTATAGGTCCATGCGTTTCGACCACGCCAGCAAAGTCCAGCACCAGACAATGATCGGTGTGGCTCTTGGGGCGCATACCGCGACCGGCCATCTGAACGTACAGGCTCGCGCTCATTGTAGGGCGCACCATCGCAATCAGATCAATGTCCGGGTAGTCAAAGCCTGTCGTCAGAACATTGGCGTTTGTCATGGCGCGGATTGATCCGGCCTTGAACGCCTCCAGCAATTTCTCGCGCTCGCGCTTTGGTGTATCGCCGGTCACGCACGCAGCCTCAATGCCTGACGCCTGAAGCGTTTCAGCCATATGCCTTGCGTGATCGACGCCAGTGCAGAAGAACAGCCACGCCTTGCGATCCCCGGCGCGCGAGATGACTTCGCGCACGACCGCCTCATTGGTCAGCTTCTTATCGACTGCCGCCTGAAGCTCGCTCTCGATAAACTCGCCGCCGCGCTTATGAACGCCGTCAATCTCCAGCTTGGTCTGCGTTACCTTGCTGCGCAGTGGCGCAAGAAATCCACGGAAGACAAGCTCCTCGATGCTGACCGGCTCCAACAGTGCGTCGAACAGAGCGGGCTTATCGGTGATGAGACCGTGGCCCAAGCGGTAAGGCGTTGCGGTCAATCCGATCACGCGCAGGCGCGGGTTGTACGTCATAAGGTCGGAAATCAGCTTCCGATAGCCGCCTTCTTCCTTGTGCGAGACGAGATGGCATTCATCAATCAGGATCAGGTCGATATGACCGATCTCGCTGGCGCGATTGCGAATTGACTGAATGCCCGCAAACGTGATCGGTTCTTCAAGGTTCTTGCGCCGCAGGCTGGCAGAGAAGATACCCAAAGGCGCATTCGGCCAATGCTGGATCATCTTCTCGGCGTTCTGCTCGATCAGTTCCTTAACGTGCGTGAGCATCAAGATGCGCGTTTCAGGGTAGGACTGAAGCGCATTCTTGCAGAGCGCAGCAATGATGTGGCTCTTGCCCGATCCTGTCGGAAGCACGAGGCAGGGATTGCCTTTGTTCCCTGCCTCGAACCACGCATAGAGATCGTCTATGGTGCGCTGCTGATAGTCTCGGAGGATCATATCGCCTTCCCCATCATAAACTTTTTTGCTGCTCTTTTTATTGCATGTCTTCCAATCTCTGTTGATTGGACAAATTTGTGCTTTCTTTCAAAAATAACATATTGACTTTGAGTGTCATCAAACCAAGGAAATTCGTTCAGATACTGCTCTGCTGGGCTTTTATTTTCATAACGAGTTTGCCTATTGGCAATCTTGATTATTTGATAAAGTCTCCCCAAAGATAGTCCTGTTGCTATTGCTATTTCTTTTACTTTTGCTCCAGCATTTATAGCTCGAACAATACGCATTCTTCTTTCCCAGCTATGCTGGGCTTTCGCTATATGTTTTGGCAAGACATCTTCCCAGTTTCTCATTTTACCACCTCCGCTCCCGGCCAAACCTTTCTGATCTCGCGAACAGTCTCGTCCGCGCAGCCTGTCGCATTTGCAATGATCTCGCGCGAGGCGAATACATCTGCGCTCGGCTCGCCGTTAGAGACGTTCACGCCGTCAATTTCATAGACCATTGTCCATTCGCTCACGCCGTTGCCTTTCCATTTCCACGGCACGAGATCAGGGTGCAGGGCATGAGACTCGCAACCTGTGATCTGGTATTCAAACGCAATGGCGTTAGCTTCCCAGCGTTCGCAGCGCCACGTGCTGTCTTCCTTGGCGGTGCTATGCGAGCAAGTGCGGCAGTTGATCTCTTTAGACAACTTCGACTTGTGGCAAAAGTCGTGCGCTGGGCAGAAGCGGCACTGATACCAAGTCGGATCATTCGAGATCGGCGCAGGAATGTTGTCGCTCAAAGCGATGCGTTTGCCTCGCTCGACCAGCTTTTTCGCCGCCGCCTGATCGAAGCGCACGCGCTCGGTGTACATACGGTCATCGTCCTTGCAGACGGCTACATAGAGCGCGCGATCTATCGAAAGACCAGCCATGTAGATTTGCATCTGCGCCCAGTGTTCAGGCTTGGATTTCTGAACGCCTTCTTTTTCCAGAGCGTCAAACGACTTTTTGTTGTGAGTTTTAAACTCCGCAACATGGCGTTTCAGCGGCGCTTCAGGAACACCGCCTTCAATGATCGCATCTGCGCTGCCGGAAACATGAGAGCCAAAGGACACGTTCGCCTGTCGCTTTGAGAACTCAATCCCGATCATGCCGAGATCGAACAGGATGTTGGCTTCTTCCTGATGCCCGCGCCTGAACAGGCGCAAGATGCGCCCCGGAAACTTCTGTCGGATCGCCATGCGAAATTGCAGCCATATCCATCTGTCGCACGCGTGGCCGAGAATAGACGCACCGAGATGAGGGCGCGGCTTGTCTTCACGCGCTTCGTGGGCTGCGTCGATCAGGCTGGCGATGTCGGTTTTAGGCGGTGGGATTGGCGACATATTGGCTCCTGCGAGAAAACGCGGGGCTTTCGCCCCGCATTGATGATTAGCGCGCCCACGGCGGGGCAGCAGACTTCGATGCAGACGCAGCAGGCGCAGGCTTCGCTGCCGGTGTCGATCCGTTTGCAGCAAATGCAGACACTTGGTTTCTGTCGCCGTACTGCTCGTCTTTTTCGACCTTCAGCTTGATCTTCACGTTCGCTCCGATCAACTGGTCGGTGTCTCCAAGCTTCGGCAAGCCAATCGCTTCCATCAGAGCGCGCAACTGCTGGCGACCGATTTCCTCGGCCTTGGCACTCAGGTTCTCAATGTTCAGATTGCTGAAGATCACGCGCCCCTGATGCGTCGGGCCGGTGATGTCGTAGCGCACGGCAATGTAGCGACCGCTGCCAGATTTCGT